CAGTTATGACTCAATTAATGAGACTGCATCAAATAACTTGTGGGCATTTCACAGCTGACGATGGCACAATAAAAAATTTACCATGTAATAGAGTAACTGAACTTATGGACATACTAGAAAATGTACATAACAAAGCGGTTATATGGTCACATTATACTCATGATGTAAAAAGAATTATTGAAGAAATAAAAAATAAATATGGTGAGGATTCTGTTGTAGATTATTTTGGTGAGACAACACAAGATCAAAGATCAACTAATATAAAGAAGTTTCAAAATGATGATAAATGTAGATTCTTTGTAGGTACTACACATACAGGTGGTTATGGTATTACATTAACTGCTGCTAGTACAATGATTTATTTTTCTAATGGATATGATTTAGAAAAAAGACAACAATCAGAAGCACGTATTGATCGTATTGGACAAACAAAACCTATGACATACATTGATATTATTGCTGAAAATACTATTGATGATAGGATTGTAAAAGCTTTACGTAATAAAATAAATATTGCTAATGAAATTTTAGGTGAGGATTTAAAAGAATGGATTTAATAATACTTAATGATGGAGTGTATTATTTGGTAGAGGTCACAAAAACCATGACAGATGGTATAAAATTATTAGGTAAAGTAGATTGCTTTAATCTTTGCGATGTACTTAGATTGCATTTAACAACTTATTATGATTATCCAATTAATGCTCATGTAATGAAAGATGGCACTGGTGATTTCTTTGGATGTATATGTAATTAAAGTTTTTGTAAAAGAACTACAATTACACCACCCATACCTGACATAACTGCACCCATAGATACTAACAATATTCTTTCTATTCTTGTTATTTGTCCTTGAAGTTGTTGCATCCTATCATAAGTTTGTTTTTGCATGATACGACACAGCTTTTCATGTGACTCTATTCTTTGCAGTGCGTCTTGTTGTTTATTAGCCATTATTTTATAGCCCCCGCTATAAGCTCCCGATAGATCACGTCTATCATACCACCCAAACCGTACATTATGTTATCATACCTCTTTGTCTTAGTTTTATCATTTTCTCTTCTTCTGATAGTAAAGCATTCTCAACTGCTGTCAATCCTGACGTCATAACGTTTCCTGGTGCCTGAGGCTGTAATATTTGAGCACTAGGCATTGGTTGCATAGGTAATGGTGATGTTTGTATTTCTTCTAATAAATAGTCATTTAAATTAATTCCTTCTTGATTTTCTTCTTCAAGACTAGGTTCATATGCTAAACCACCTTTTGAAAATCTTTGAGGTTCAACATTTTTTTGAAAAGAAGAATTAAGTTTTAATCTTCTCATATCTAGTTCCATTCTTAATATTGAAGGAAGAGCTATATTAAATGCATCTGGAGTTCCAAGATCTCGTGCAATTTCTCTAAATCTATCTCGTATATCATCAGAAGGAAAATAAGGATCATATCTTCCAATTCTTAAATTGTTAAAATTAGATGATGATAATTGTCTATCAGAAAATTGTGTTTCTAAACTATTTTTAGATATTCCTAAAATTTCTGCTGCATTTATGTTTTTAAACATTTCTTTTTGTACTTCAAATCTTGCTTTATTAGATTCATAATATCTTGCAATAACATCGTTTGGTTTTATAGGACCACCTCTTAACAAACCAAATGCGCCACCTGTAAATTCTCTTCTAGCATTTCTAATACCTCTTTGATATTCAGCTATCTTAAATCCCATAGATTTAAGTGGATCAACTTCTATTGGTCTAAAACCAATGAATCCTGCTATCTGATCATTTAATTCTAATATCTTACCCGTTTTTGTAGGTGTTTCTGTAGCCGCTTGAGCTATTCTTATATACTGTTTGTAAGAAGGCGCTAATGCTTCCATTAAATGCCTGAATTTAATTGATACTCTATCACCTAATGGTGTTTGATCTGTGTATAAAAGTCTACCATCTCTTGTTCTACCTCCTCTTCCAGGAAGTAATGGAAATAAATTTACATCTGCAGCAGCTTCTGTCCAAATAGATTCGTCAATAAATGGTGCAGCCAGTTCTGTAATTGCTTCATCAGCTCCTGTAACAAATCCTTTTAAAATAGTATCACCATCTTTTGTAGAACTCATAACTTCATTAGCTAAAATTCTAAATGGTCTACCTATTAAATCATATGCATTACTGTGACTAAAATCTATGTATTTTAATGTTCCTGTATCTTCATCTCTAATTGGAATTAGAGTTGAGTTTCTTGACCATTCAGGAACAAATTGTCTTAATGCTTGTATTTCATCATCAGTTACATCGTATAAAGCTTTAGCTCCTTCTACAGCCATAGCTGGAACAGCGTTTAAAGTAAATGCCATACCCGCAGCTCTAGTTGCACCAATGCTATACATTGGATTATTATTTTTAACAAAACCTTTTCCTTCTATAAAAACAACTGGTCCTATATCAGTTCCTCTAATTATTTCATTTGGTCCAGGTAAATGTTTCATTTCTTTAATTGCTTGTTCACCAATATTAACTGTTGATCTAATCATTTCAGATGGAAAAGACATAAAGTTACCAACAGGTAATAGTCTTGCAGTTCTCACGACGTCTCCAACATAAGCGTAGTTAGGAACAGTATTTCTAACAATCGCTGCAGCTTCTTCTTTTAGTTCTCTTGTTGTTTTAGTAATACCTGCTTTTTTATATGCATTTTCTCTTCTACTCATTTCTACAAAATAATTTGTAATTTTCCAAAAATCATCTTCAGCAACATACTTACCTTGTAAATATTCAGGAACTTTTTTTAATTTAGAAAGCATTGGATTTAGTACAGAATCTAAATCAGATATTTTGTCTCCAAATTGAACGTCTTTCATCAATGCTCTAAGATCTCCAATTTGAACCTGTGAGTTTACTACACCTAATTCCAATAATTCTCTGTAAGCTGCTTCGAAATCTGCATCTTTAAATCTAGTGTTCTTTAAATTACCTACACCAGATATTTGCCAACCTTTTCTAAATGCATCTCCTAACATTTTTGGATTTCTAAAACCTTGAAATAATATTCCATTTGCAGCAGCAAATGCACCAGCACTAATAATATTACGTAAATGTGTAGGTATTGAAAATACTGTTTTTGCTAATTGTGATGTTGCTTTTGGAAACAATAATAAATTTCTATATAAAAAACTTGCACCTTTTTCAGCTGATGTTGCTCCTTCTCTACCTCTAACCGCAGCAGTAAAATATCCCTCTGTTAGACTGTTTGCTTTTTCTAATGCCTCTACAATAGGTTTAGTCGTAAATTTACCAATTAATGGATTTGCGATATCACCTGATTTAAATGTTGAAAGACCTGCTAGCTTATCTGCTTTTCCTATTTCTACTATTTCAACCACACCATTCGTAGCTGCTCTTGCCTCTTGTTTTGTGTTCCAAAAACTGCCAATACCTCCTTGTGATTGAGTTAAATCATTTTGATCAATCATTTGTTTCATCATTGCACTATGTCTGGCCATTCCAGATAATTCAGTAATTGCATTAAATACTGAATATCTAGGATCTTTCATTTCTCCTAAAAGTTTTCTTATTTCTTTTCCAGGTCCGTTAGTTTCATCAATTATATTTTTTATAAATTTTTCATCTTTACCAAAACCCTCTAATGTTTTTTTAATGTAAGAAGGATCTGGTAAACCTTTTGCAGATTTTTTAGCTTTTATTCCATCTTCTAAAATTTTATTTACAATATTTCTTGCTTCTTGATAGAATGGTTCGGTGTTTCTTTTACCTGCTGATGAAGCTAATTGTTTTGCAAAGAAAATAGTTGCCCCCTCTTTTACTTCTTCGGTTGGTTTATATCTACCAAAAATACCTAAAAAAGGTGAATCTTCAAATATCTTATATGTGTTTGATACAGAGGCTTTCACTCGTTCTTGTAAAATTTTTTTTAATTCTCCAGGATTATATTTATTTGTAGTTTTAATTAAATCACCTAAAGTTTGTCTAGCGTCATCTACAGTGTTAAGAAGATCACCTATTGTTTCTTGACTAACACCTTTTTCTTTTAATGATTTTGTAAATGTATCTACTTTTGTTTTACTAGGAAGAATTTTTGTTAAATCTCCATCAAATATTAATTTATTTACTTGTGAATAAAAATCTTCTTTTTCTTTATTACTTAATGATTTATCTAATACTTTTTGCATTTCTGGAAATACTTTTTGAATACTTCTGTCTAAGGTTTTAACTAATTCTGTTGCTCTATTCATATCTGCTGATCTAAATCCTTCCATAACTTTTTGTGAACCAAACAATTGTTTTGTTAAAGATCCTTCTGGTGTAAAAGCTTCTGCAAATTTATTTAGATATCTTTCAAATCTATTATTACTGTATGCAAGTTCTTTTCCTTTTTGTGCTAAAGCTTTTGCACTTTTACCTGCAGCGCCTACAATAGGTGTAAATAATAATGATTCACTACTAAATTTTAATCTATTTAATAATTTTCTTGTAGCGTCTTCTCTTCCTTCTGTTTCAAAAGTATCTAATTGAGTAGGTCCTCTATCAAATAAATCACCAAACGTTCCTATTTTTTCTACATCTGCAACAAAAAATTCTCCTGCAGCTCCTCCCATAGCGCCAACTACAAATCTTTGTGTTTTTTCTGTTTGATTTAATTTATATGCTTTTTCCGCACCTTTGACTAATTTTTTATTACCTGAGCTAACAAGATTATTTTTAGCTCTATTTCTAAAATAGTTAGTAGCTAACTTACTTCCTATTTTAAAACCATATGCTCCAGGCACACCAATAGAAGTTAATGCTTCTGTTAATTTACCAATACCTCTTTGTTCTGCTAATTCTTCAAAAGGATTTAATTTATCAAAAAATGATTCAACATCCGCAGCTGTATTTGTATCAAAACCTAAATCAATTAATTCTGCACCTAATGAAAATACACCTTCAGGAACTTTTATAAGACCAGATGCAATTCCAGATAATCCTGCAGTATACCATGATACATCATTATTTTCTTCCGCAGAAAACATTGGGGTAAATTTTTCAGCCATTTAAACCCTTAATTTCCAAATTTTTGTTTCTTTTTTATATTTTTATACTTTTCTGCAAACTCTTCTTTTTCAATAAGTTCTCGTAGTTCGTTTAATGTTATAGCGTTTGGACCCAATTCTTTTTTTTGTTGATTTATATAATTTTTAGATTTATTACCTTCTGGTCTCTCTGGTATTAAAATTAAATTTCTTTCAGCCGCAATTTTTTCAGCATCACTTCTTGAAAGTGAAGTTTTTTTTTCAGAATCACCTGAATTATTATCATCAGTGTCATCATCATCGTCTATTGAAATAGAATCTACACTACTACCCAATGTTTTAAATCCGTCTTTAGTTATTTTATGATATTTATCTGCATAAGGATCATATACAATTTTACCACGTAATTGTTTCAACGCTTGTTTATTTTGTTTTCTCGCATTTTCGTCATTAATATCAAAAGTAAGAACTCCTCCTGCCTGTGAACCAACCTTTTTATATAATTCTCCTGATGTAGTAACTTTAAAGTTAGTAGCTCTAGTTGCTACATCCACATTACCTGGATAATTTTTTATTTCTTCTGCAAAAATACTTTCTTTAGCTGCTTTAAGAAGATTATCATCGCTATCCATTGCGTCTATATTCATTTCAGCTATTTTTTCTTGGCTTTTTATTTTATCTTTTTGTTGTTGACCTTGTATATCTAATTTTTCTAAAGCTAATTGTCTGTTAGCTCCTAATTGAGTTAATAAATTATCTCTTTCAGCATCTGTTAATTCTTTATTTGCATATATTTTATTTTGTAATTCTTTACCTTTATTAATTACATCTGCTTTAGCTACTTCTATTTTATTTTCTATTTCCATAGCTGCTTTATCTTCAGCTTCTTTTGTTGTTATTGCTGCACCAGCCGCTTTAGTTCTAATACCTCTTAAAAAAGCATCCTCATCTCTTTTGTCTTTTATCATTGTATCTAAAGGATCTTTAGCTGCAGCCACAAGATTTCCTATAAGTCCACCACCACCTGTTTTAGTTGCAGCTTGTGGACCATATTGTAAAAGAAAAGTTGTTAAAGGATCAAAACCACCTCTGTCTCCAGCAGCTTCAAGTAATTCTTTTTCATAAGTTGATCTTATGTCTCCTACCGATCTAACAGGAGTTCTTTTAAATGTAGGAACTGCAAAATTAAAATCATAACCTAACTCTTGTGCTGATCTTTGTGGTAAAGAAAGCTGAAAACCAGTATCTGCAGGATTCATGTCTATACTTCCTGAACTAAATTGTTGTCTATCTTCAATACCAGACATGATGCCATTCATATTGACACCTCCACCTTTTCTAAACATTGGTCTTCTAAATACTCTACTCATATTATCTAAGCGCTCTATATACTCCAGCAAGTGTTGCACCTAATCCCAAAGCTTGTTGCAATGGTGAAGCTGTAGGTTGCGTTGTGGTTGTTGTTGTTGGATATCCTGATATTAATCCCATAATTCCTTGACCATATTGTTGAGCTGCAGCCAAAGGTTGATTTAATTGTTGTTGTGCTAACTGTTGCTGTGCACTTAATTCTGCTTGTCTTTGTGATTGTAAGCCAGCACCTAAAGTTGTTAGACCTGCAACCTGTTGACCTTGTAATGCAGGAACCTGTTGAGCTAAATTCATTTGGTTAGCAAATTGTTGTTGAGCTGCTTGTTGTGCCTGTCCAAAACCTTGTTGTAATAATTGTGCTTGTAATGCTGCTCTGTTTCTATCAGATGCTGATCTATATTCTGCTTCTGCAACACCTTGTCTTGCACCGCCAAACGCTCCTGCTCTAACTGCTTGATCAGATAATGCACCTAATCCTCTTTGTGCTTGTAAATCAAACTCTTGTAAACTCGCATCAATTACATCTCTTTGATAAGGAGACATAAATTGTTGATACGCTTGTGGACCTGTAGCTGCTTGTGCAGATGTTAAAAATGGTTTAAAAGAATCAATACCCTGTGATGCTAATTGTACAGCTCTTTGTTGTAGTGGATCTTGACCAGCCACAAATTGTGGACCAAATACTTTTGATAAATCAGCAGCTTTTTGTCCAGCTATCGCAGGTCGTAATTCACCTAAATAAAGTTTACCTTCTGCTTCTAAAAATTCTGGTAATTCGGATCTTTGTGTTATTGTTTCAGTTGACATTATACCCTTCCACCTTTTTCTAAAGTTTTCATCATATCGTACATACGTTGTGCACCTTTATTGACGTTGCCATTACCCATACCACGTACGGCATCTGCAGTGAATACAAATTCATTGTTTGATAACATAGCAGGTATGTCATCTGCCTTTTCTTTTATACCAACTGGAGGAATAAATCCACCTGTTTCTCGTAAATCTAGCTCTTTTACACCTGCTTTATTGGTTCTTTGAGGTAGACCCATGATGCCTGACGCCTGATCCACTTTTTCATCTGTGCCCATAGCATAGCCTATTCTACCACCGTAAGCTTTTTTTATAGGCACTTTTGCTCCACCATATTTAATAAAATTAATACGGTCTTGGATCATATCGTCAGATGCACCCGTTAATGTTTTTATGGTATCCATGTCCATACCTCTTTTTAACATATCTTCTATCATGGCCATTTGTTTTTGATCTGGATTTCCCTCTGCATAACCTATTCTACCACCGTAAGCCATGTTTTTTGAAAGTCTTTCTCTAGCTTCTTCAATTGCTTCTTGTTGAGAAAAACCTTGTTCTCTAAGTCTCTCTACAAGTTCCATAAATTCATCTTCACTTCCACCTGCATAACCTATTCTACCACCGTAAGACTTATACTCCCTAGTGTTTTCTTCTACAAAAGTTTCTACTTCATTGTCGTCTGCTTTAGGATTTAATTGTTTGTATCCTGTTCTTAAATAACCTTTTAGTGAATCTATATCTCTAGTAGCTGCTGCCATTTCATTTGGATTGTCCGTATTTAAACCAGCTGCTTCTAACACTAAACCTAATGCTGTTCCTCCACCAAATACTTTAGCAGTTGTACCTAAAGTTTTTTCTCCACCTAAAAATTTTTGAAATAAACCTTTAAGACCTGTGCCTTCAGCATACGGTGCTTGAGTCATGGCTTTTTGTCCAATAATATTTGCTAAAGAACCTTTACCTAATAGTCCACCAAACTGTGTACCAGGTACACCAAAAGTAAGTCCACCTAATATAGCAGCCTTACCTATAGGTGATTTAAGTAAACCTTTAACACCTTTTGCTACTCCTTTAACAGCTCCTTTAATAGCATCACCAATACCTCCAAGAAAGTATTCCTGTCTGGGTGCAACCTGCATAATTCCACCTCCCATTCTTAATTGTCTCTCCATTTGTGATCTAGATATTGGCATATTTTATTTATTTTATATAAAAATCTCCTATTTTACAACTTAGAATCACCACCTATTGGTAGTGCTTCTACTGTTATTTTAACATCTCTTCTAATATCATCCGCCACAGTTTCTGTGTTTGGATCTTGTACATCGTTCATTGCTTCTGCGTCCGAATTATATTCTTTACCTGTCTTCATATTAGTTAATGTAACTTCACTTTGAGGTGTAATTATCTTAACCATTTTTCCGTTTACTTTTTCGTATCTAAAAGATGCTTCTGTTTCTATAAATGACATATTAATCCCTATTTATTTCTAGTATTGATGCAACAACATGTAATTCATTTGCATCTGCTGCTTGTGCTTTTAGTATTTCATTCTCTTCTAATATAAGAGGATGAGTTAATAACTCTGTAGTAGCCTTTGAGGCTATTGCTTTATCTTTGAACAAATTAAATACTGCAGCTGCAGCGTTTGTTATTGTCAAAGTTATTGTGCTTCCTGAACCTGCGTCTTCTGATACTAATATACTTTTAATAATAGCTCTTGAGTCTGCTGGTGTTGTATAAACAACTGTATTATCAGTTGTAGTTAAATCTATCAATTCGTTTTTGTATATATTAGCCACTTATAAACCAAGAAAATCTTTCTTGCTCCTGTTTAACTTCATCTAAAAATGTAGAATTTAATTGATCCTTCATGATAGTTAAAGTTCTATTAATTTGTTTTTGATTAGATACATCATATTCTGGTTTTGGTTCTGGTATTCTTATGTTTATTTTTGCCATTGTTTAAACTCTACATCTACTTTATTATAATCTACCATCATATATCCATTATCATGTTCAACATTAGCCCATGGCACTTCATGAGCCATTACACCTTGATAAGTTGTTGGATTATCTTTGTAATTAAATTTATAAATATTAATATTAGATGGTGACTTACCAATTAATTCTACATTTTCTTTTAGTCTTATATCACTAAATCCTAAATTTCCTAAATCAGATCTTGTAGCAGAAGTATTTCTACTTTGACCACCTCCTCTTGAACGATCCATAGCATTATCTCTTTCTCCGCCTCCGCTAGTGTATTGTCTAATATCTCTTTTTTTCTTAGCCATTTCTTCCATTTCAATTTGTCTTTGTCTGTCTTTTTCTTTTCCTCTATCTATTGCGTCTTTTACATTTTGTATGTTTATATCTCCTCTATCAGGTTTTGTAATAGATGTAATACCTGTACCAAATTCTCCTAAAGGACTAACTCCGAAACCCATTCCAGGCTGAAAAGTTATTCCAGGGAAAGGTGGTTTACTTCCCGTTTGTAATGATTTTATTTGTTCTATAATATCTTGTTCTTCCTCTCCTTCATCAACTAATTTTTGAAAATCTAATTTTGCTTGATTCGCGGCTATTTGATCTGATAAAGGAATATCTCCTTTAGCTCTAATTTTATCGTCCTCTATTAAGTTAGCTGTTTTTTTAGCGTCAAAGAAATTAGTTTTTGCTTGTTCAATTAATTTAATTCTATTTTCTAAATTAGTGACATCCTCACCTCTTGCTCTTTTTTTAGCAATTGTTTTATTAATTCTATCTATTCTATTATCAAAAGTACTTGCATCCATTCTAGACGCGTTGTACCCCGCCATAATACCTTCTGGCGTATTATAATTATCTGTTACAATTCTTCCAATATCATCTATCATTACACCTTTACCAAGTAATTCATTTTCAAATATTGCTCTTGAATTTACTGGTAATATATTTTTTAAAAATTCTTGACCCATTCCTAGTATTCCAGGAAGCCTCATTTGATCTCCATATAAAAATTGTGAATCAGCTAATATACCTGAAGGTATACCTACTTCACTGCCTGGTTTTGCAAAAGTTCGTCTTGCAGCAAATGGACTGTAGTCTGCTTTAGTTCTTGTTCTAGTTGGATCAGGATTGTACACACCAAAATTATCTCCTCCTCCACCAGCATTAATAATTCCTTGTGATTGACCTGGTTGAGTAGGGTCAGGTGTAGTTGGAGGTGGTGTACCACCTATAGGTGGAATAGTAGCAGGAAATATGCCTGATATGCTAGGCAAACCTTGCTGTAAATATCTCATTGCTAAATCATATAAAGTAGCCATTATCTTCTTCCATCTGGTTGTACGTCTAATCTAAATGTACCAAAACGCCAGGACTCACCGTTAGAATCGTTTTCTATCTTGAAATTAACAAAACGGCCTCTGGCTCTAGTATCCTTCTTATCAGTAGTTGCATTAATTGTAAAGGGGCTCAAAGATGTTGTAGTATCTGATTGTTGAGGATATCTCTTTACTGCCAAACTTACTTTTGCATTACCATCTAATGTTTTAAAGTCTGGTACAAAACGTCTTACAGCTAAGAATACTTCACCTGCTAATTTTAATCCTACAGGTTGACCTTGAGCTGTTCTTTGTCTTTGTTCCAAATCAATATCATATGACTTAATAAAAGATGTAACGGCTGTAGTTGACCCGTCTTCATTAACTTGATCTGTTCCTACCTCATGTTCAAAAAATTTAGTTTGACCTAAACCATCTTGACCTACTACCGCAGGAAAAGTACCATTACTAGATGCATCATATTTAGTTGCAAAAGGTTTTGGATATACAATTGCATCAATCCAAGAAGTTCTTGCTTCTGTTCCTGTATACCAAACACCGCCTTTCATTGGTTCACCATAATTAAATACAACATACTTATCATTATAACTTGCACCCGATGATGGATAATACCAAATAACCTCTGTATATAAATTGTTGATACCTGCTATAACTTGTTGACCTTTTGTTGTATCAAAATTATCATAAACAAAATCTTCTACACTACATGGTAAAGATTTAACTGTACCATCAAATAAA